CCCATTGATGGAGTAATAAGTCCTTTAAATCCCTTTATAATAGCAGTATTCTTGCAATTCAATTTGCATGAATACTGCTTTTTTAATACCAAATAACTGCTTATGCTCTACTTACACAACATATTGAACGGCGTCTGGGCAATTGATCAGAACTATGCTTCTAATTATTTGCCATTGATTGCGAACTTTATTAAAGGTGAACGGATGGCAGTTGCACCGGCATTACCTGCTTTAAATGATCGTAATTCAGTTATGATGTCAGATGGTATTGGTAATGAAAATAGAGTACCGGTTATAGATGCTATGCCTGGATCAATTGCCATTATCAATATTTCGGGTGTAATAACCAAAGAAGATCAAATGTGCGGACCTGCCGGGATGAGATCTATTTCTAACCTAATGAAACAATGTTATGCCAATGATGCTATCAGTAGCATTGTCATAGTTATGAGTTCGGGAGGTGGTGAAGGTTATGCCATGCGGTTGCTTGCTGAAACTATTTCGGAAAAGAATAAGCCGGTTGGTGGATTCATTGATGATATGGCATGTTCGGCAGCTTATGGTATTCTTTCAGGATGTGATTATATCTGTGCGAACAGTAACCTGGCTAAAGTAGGAAGTTGTGGTGCTTATGTGACATTGATTGATTTTTCGAAACAATTGGAAATAATGGGTGTAAACCTGATTGAAATATATGCCACAGCATCTACTGATAAAAATAAAACATTCATTGATGCCATCAATGGAAAACCGGAGGAATTACGTGCTGACCTTGATGTATTCAATGAATGGTTTCTTTCGATGATTGAAACCAATCGTGCGGATCAGTTGAAAGGTGACCGAAAAGTTTGGGGAACCGGTAAAGTATTTTACGGTGATAAATCCTTAGAAATTGGGTTAATCGATGCCGTTGACACATTCGAAAATTTTATTAATTATTTTAATTCATAATCCATGACTAAAATCTTATCAACTGCTGCTTTCACTGTTTTGAAAGAAAAAGCAGACAATTACGATGCAGTTGTAAATTCAGTAGCCGCAAAAGGCGAAGGAGTTGACGCTGCTGATGTGACGCTTGAAAATGTTCAGGCCGTCATTAATGCTGAAGAAAGTGCCGGAGATAGTGTTCTCCAAGCAACTGTAACTGAACTTGAAGGTGCTGTGGAAACATTGAATACCACTATCACCGAGTTGACAACTGAACGTGACACGTTAAAAACCGAGAATGAAGTATTATCTGCTCTTCCTGGTGCTGAAAGTGTTGTTGCAATTCCTGAAGCTGAAGCAAGTGCTGTAGCAACGGATACTGTATTGGAATTTGCTGCCAAGAATCAGGGTAATATCCTGGCTATTGCTGCTGAAATGAAGAAACAAGGATATTAAATTTAACCCTTTAAATATAAACCAATGCCAATTCTAACAGTCGCTGCATTAACTGAGGCAGCTAAAACTTACGATCCGATTTTACGGACTCTGCCTTTCTTCTCACTTGATGCTTTAGCTGCTAAACTGAAGCTGAACATTCAGCAAGTGGAAAATGAGGACGTAATTGTGAATATGCGCCGTAAAGCCGGTGGAACTGGTCCGTACTCTCCGGGCATGGCCATTACTTACGATCCTGAAATTGCAAAGTTTTTTGAATCGAATTTGAAACCTGAAATGGTTGTTTTCAAAATCAAAGATAATATCACCAATTACAAGGATAAGAAAGTCCTGGTTAATGCCGGTACTAAACTTGATTTGAAAACCAAAGCCCATCCCCTGGAACAATTAATTGTACAGAATGTGGTTACCTCTCACGCTGAGGACATCGTGTTTGCATTATTTCATGCTGAACGTGACACTGCTACTTTTTCGCCAATGACTTCATTCACCGGATTCTATCCTGTATTGGATTTATTGACTACTAATGGTTATATCGCTGCCGGACAAGGGAACCTTGAAATTACAGGTGTTTTTGCTGCTCCGATTGATGAAAATGATTCTACTGCCTATGACAAATTGGTAGAATTCATTTATAGTTCTCACCCATTATTAAGATCATCCATTGGTGGTACTCCTCAATTGATTTGTGCCCAGACGGTTTTGAAAAATGCCCGTGATGCTTATCGTAATAAAGTGAAAATGTTTGCCATTCCAACTATGACTCAGGTATTGGAAGCACTTCGTGAAGATGCTTTCTGTCCTGCTTTGGAAATTGCCACTGATGAAGCATTGGGTACCGGTTCCAAATTGATTTTGCAAAAAGTGGGGAATATGGATATCGGTTTCGATACGTCAAAAGCTGCACAATTTATGCAGGTTCGTAATATTTACGAAGATCCTAATGAAATTCAATTCTGGTTGGAATCAATGTACGGTACTCGCGTTCGCGACGTACATAAAAAGATTTTCAAAACCAACGAACAGGTGAATACTCGTATTGACCTCTCAGGTGACTATTAATCAATAAGAAAAAAGCCGGTTGCTTCGGTAGCCGGCTTTTTTTTAATCAATTTTTATTTAACTCAAAATTTTAAAACTTCATTGATATGAAATTCAATCTTAATCCATTAACCTGGGCAGCCGGACAAGATAATATGGGAGGTTACAAAGCCTACGTATTGTTCGTTCCTGCCGCTTCCGTTAGTGCAGTGCCAACCTTACCATTGGTAACCGATGTATCCACCGACGTGGACCAGGTAACTGCTGCAGGTGCTTTTGTTTTCAAAACTGTTGGTGACAAACCTAAGTACATAGAATGTACGGATAAGACCGTTAAATTCGATGCTCCTAATCAGGGCGAACTTGAAGGTCAGAGTTTCGCCCCAGCTGGTGAGTTCTTTCGTTCCGGCAGTAAAAAAGAAGCGGCTGCATTTGCACGTCAGGTCAACAATGTATCCGGTTACCTTATTCTGGAAGATATGGAAGGTCAACAGATTATTGTTGGTCAACCAGGGCTACCTTGTCACATTAAACCGGAATATGCCGGTGGTATGGCTCGTGCCGATCGCCGTGGATTTAAATTCACTTTTGCAAGTGATGCCATTTGTCCGCTTATCTACTTAGGCACTCCAATTGATATTGCAACAATTTTAGTACCATAATTCAGCATTATGCTAAAAACTATTCAAACATGGCTGGCCGATCCTAAGCGTACATTCGCTGATGGGTTGGCTATCTTTGAAACTGCCGCCGGAACGGATATCAAAAAAAAATACTTACAATATTTCAAAGATAATCTTTCGGAAGGTGATCAGTTTAATCCTGCTCTTTGCATGCTCACCAATAAGGTGTCAGTCATTGAGAACAATATCAGGACGAATCCCGATCAGTTCAAAGATATGAAGTTGGTGATTGCAGGTGAACCTGTAGCCACTGTGGAAGAAATTGAAGCAAAACAAGCTGAGATTGATGCACTGAGAGTAACCATTGAAGAATTGACCGCTGATAAGGCTGATGTTGATTCTGACAATGAAGATTTGAACGAGAATGTAGAGAACCTGGAATCTGATTTAGAAAATACGGTGGATGAGTTGAAAGATGCTCAGACTTTATTGGAAGAAAAAGAACTGGAACTTACTTCCCTGAAGGAACGTCGTGGACTTTCCATTGTTGCCTATGACAATCTTCCGGAAGACATCAAAAAACTCTATGACCGGGTTAAAGTGATCACTCCATTAATGGCCAGTTTGCAATCGGATATTTCAGTTGAAAAACTTCATCCTGCTACGCGCAAAAAACTTGTTAAACAGTTAGTAGACCTGGACGATGAACGTCGCGCTGCATGGGATTCAATTGATTCCTGGAGTGAAGGCAAAACCATTGAACCAGTACTGGAGAAACCTGCCTATTCTGAAAATGAACTGGTAGCCGGTGCTCAAATAGCCAGAAGGATTGACCGACTAATTGAAAACCTGCAACGGTCTCAGGAAGTTGCCAATACTACCGAACGTGAAGTGGTGAAGCTTAATGCACTTAAACGCATTGACGCCTATAATATCGAATTGGCAGAATTGGAAGCTAAGATAGCCAAACCGACTCCGACTCCTGAACCTGAAGCAACCGTTTAACCCGATTGTATTTCAAATAAACATTAAAAAGGCAATCCCACGGTATTGCCTTTTTTTACATCCCAACGATTATGGCAAAGAATGATATCACGGTTTACGAAAAAATTGAAAAGCATCTGTTTCATTCCATTGATGAAACTAAACTGGCATTGTCTGAAAAAGATCAGGATATAAAAAAACGAGTACTTCTTTGCGTATCCAAAAAAATGGCGAATCCTCTCATGATGAATTCTGAATTGATCAGCTTTTTGATGGAAGGTGGATCGGTTGAATTAGTTGAAAAAGACAAAAAAGGGAAAGTAATAAGTAAAACTATGACCGATGTCTTATTTACTCCGGTATCTCAATCGCAAGCCTATAATGACATTGCCGGTATAACTAAGATATTTGGAAATATAACCATTGCCGCCAAGAGTTGGCACCGGTATATTATTATCGAAACATGCAAAAAAGGTGCTCAAATTGCTATTGAGGATCGCGATCCGCAGGGAATTGCCGCCAATATGGATAAAATAGGGAAATATACCCGGGCTGATAAGGAAGATGATGTATTTGACTGGAATGAAATGATACCACCCAGCTTCGAGCCTACTGATGATATAACCGTGCTTGAGGGAATACGCGAAATTCCTAATCTGGAGGAAGAACGTCGCCGGTTCCGTGAAAAATTCAAAGGAAATTTATTCAAAAAAGCTGAAGAGGCACAAATCGAACCATAATGAATCCAATACTCCCTGGTGCCGATCAGCTTCATAAGTTTGAGGATCGCGTTCGTAAATTCTTCAATAAAGCTCAACGTGACGCGATGGCTATATCCGCGCATGATGAATATATCGTTGCTGCTCGTGGTACCGGAAAGTCTGAGGGTATAGATGCCCGCTTTATTATTCGGAATGTATGGGCGATGCCGGGCAGTACCGGTGCTCTTATTTCGCCTACTTATTCAAAAGCCTGGGGTAACACATTACCCGCTATTTGCCACGCATTGTACGAATGGGGATATGTGGAAGGTATTCACTATTATGTTGGCAGAAAAGCCCCACAGGAGAAGAATTTCAAACAACCTAAACGTAAGCCATTGCGCGAAGCATGGGGTAATTGCTTTCATTTTTGGAATGGAACGATTATGGTAGTGCTATCTTTCAATAACGGGATGTCTGCCAACTCCATGTCATTGGATTGGTTGATTGGTCCTGAAGCAAAATTTTTGGATTATAATAAAATTAAATCGGAAGTTAATCCCGCCAATCGTGGTAACCGGCAATATTTCGATGATTGTCCCTGGCATCACAGCGTATTGTACTCCACCGATATGCCCACTTCTAAAATGGGTAAATGGATACTGGATAAGCGCGATGAGATGTCGCCTGATCATATCAACTATATTCGTAACATTTATAAAGAGTTAGTTGGGTATATGTCATGGCCGGAACAAACAGAATACAATATCCGGATGATAAAAGAACTCCGGGCCGATCTTGCCCTGGCACGACGTTACCAGGAACCATTGAAGCCATTACCTAACCAGAAGTTTGAATATACTGTATTTTATGGAGAGTACGATGTATTCGATAACCTTGAGGTATTGGGTGAGGACTTTATCATGCAGATGTACAGGGATAGTCCTACCCTTATCTGGCGTACTGCCTTTATGAATGAACGACTGTTCCGTGTGCCTAATGGGTTCTACTCTGCATTAACTGAGAATCACTTCTATATACCTACCGATAACGATAACCTTAAACAGTTTGGAACGAACTGGAAGAAACTAACTACTGCCGCCTGCCTGGGTGATCCTGATCTGGATATGAAGCGACCACTCCACATCGCATTCGATAGTAATGCTGCCATATCCACAGCATGCGTGGGTCAGGTGCACCCTGATACTAATGAGTTCAAGACACTTAAGACATTCTATGTTAAGACACCCGGCAAGTTACAGGACGTGGTACAGATGGTATGCGATTACTACATGGCAATGATCCATAAGGATATCATCTTCTACTATGATCATACGTTTGTTTGGGAGACAGGTGCAACATCCGAGAGTTATGCTGATACTATCATACGTATCCTGACTGATAACCGTTGGAACGTTACTGATGTTTACATAGGGCAAGCATCTAAGCATGATTGGAAGCATCTACAGATTGACCGTGCCCTGAAGGGTGACAATGAACTACTGTTCCCTACATTCAATGCAATGAACAACGAACTGCTTAAGATAGCCATGGAACAGACAGGCATTAAGCAAGGGAAGAATGGATTCGAGAAAGATAAGAGTCCTGAGAAGTTACCCGATACACCCGACAATCCTGATGAACATAAGACCCACGTTACTGATGCCTGGGATACAGTGTTCATTGGTGTGAATTTCTTCTATACTGAACCAAGTGCAATGGGAGGAGGAATAATTTTTATTTAGAGGTAAGAGGTAAGAGGTATGGAGTAAGTAAAGGGATGGCATGATGTCATCCCTTTTTTATGCTTTGTATCAATGTGTTAAAAAATATTTTGCTCAGCATATTGCGGTGAAAAAAAACATGCGGAGGCAAAGTCTTCAGAGGGCGCTGCGTGGGTTCTAGGGAGAAGAGTGGAATTTCTCAGGGCTCATGGATCGGTTTTAACACTGAAAATTAGTACAATAACCTGTTTAAAAACATCTTTCTACTGGAAAAGTCTGAGATTACAACTAACTAATAAAAGGGGATAAGAAAACCCCGGGTTATGAAATCAATTATGTGTCCTTTAATCGATAATCTATGAAATCTATTTTTGTTTATCGATTTTGAAAAAGAATGGAAAAGCGGATACATATCAGTAAGATCTGGAAGATGATGGAAGAAAAGGACCGACTGGGAAAGCCGAAACCTTTTACTTTCAGGTATGCAAAAATGAACGGTGAAATTGAAACGTACAAAGATGCAACCATGACAAGTATTCACAGCAAGGGTGTAACGGTAAATATCATGCCGGCAGGTGAGAAAGTTCCGCATACATTCCGTAAAATATTGATTCTAAGGTTTAACGAATTTAAAGTTTATCTATAATGGCTAAGAATACAAAGGGTGCTTCTGAGGTTTTTGATTTTGGTGAAAGTGCATTCCTGGCGGGTGGTGCTGCCATGGTGATCATGACCGACAGCCGGGATATGGTGGGCGATGTGAATACTCCTACCCAGGACTTTACTTTCAAAAGTGCTAAGGAACCGGTGAAGTTTGTACGACGTGGTGCAAACAATAAACTCCCCATTGAAGTGATGGAGAAAGTTTATGCCCAGACTACCGTTGGTGCCAACATAGAATTTAATTCTAAGATGGCGTATGGTGATGGGATAATGGTGATGAAGAAAGTCAAGGATCCCATAACCGGTGACATAAAGCTTCAGGAACAATTGCCATCCGATTACCCTGAGATATTTAAATTTCTTGAGGACAATAATTATATCAACAGCCAACAGGAATGGGCGAATGATCTATCCGTATTTTATGAAAGTTTCTGTGAAATCATTCTGGAAGCCGGTAGCAATAAGATTTATTCTATACAACCGGTTGAATCAATAAATAGCCGTGTATCGCTGGTAAGTCCTACAAGTGGTAAAATAGAGTATCATGGGTTTTGCCTGGACTGGCCAAATGCGTCTGCAGAAAAAATAAAACTTACACCCCTGTTGGATCGTCGTATTTTCCTAATGGATTTAAAACGCCGGTTGGGATTAGAACTGGATCCTACAACGAAAAAGAAATCGGTAGTAAAGGATAAATCTTTTATGCTTCAGCTGATGCTTCCAACTCCGGGACGGTATTACAATGGTAAACCATATTGGTGGAGCATATTTACTGACTGGTATGATTTTGCATGTGCTATCCCGGCATTTAAAAAGGCATTGCTTAAGAATCAAATGGTACTGAAGTATGATGTGAAGATCAATATCACCTTCTGGGATAAACTCTTCAAACAGGAAGCAATTACTGAACCTGAAGCAAAGAAAGTACGACGTGCAAAGTTCCTGACCGATATGAATAACTTTCTGTCAGGTGGTGAAAATGCCGGTAAATCGTTCGTCTCTCATTTTGAATACGATAAAATTAAGGGCTATGAAATCAATGATATCATTATAAAAACCATTGATAGTTTTTTCAAAGGTGGTGAATATATTGATGACTCTGAAGAGGTGACTAACATTATCAGTGGTGCCATGGGTGTACATCCTTCTATTGTTGGTGCCACTCCGGGCAAAGGTAAATCAATCAACGGTACTGAAGCCCGGGAACTGTTTATCATTAAACAAGCTATGATGAAACCTATTCGTGACCTGTTGGTGGCACCGCTTTACCTGGTTAAGGCAATCAATGGTTGGGATCCGGATGTATTTTTTATTATTCCGAATATAATGCTCACCACATTGGATCAGGGAACCGGGGCGGTGAAGGCAATAGGAAATCAAAAAGTTTAATTATTTACTATTTATTCATTTACTATTTACTATTTACCATGGGCGCAATCATTTCGACAATTGATCAGTTATGTAAGACTGTAAAGATAAATAAGAGTATTCCGTTTGATGTTGTGGAACCTTTCCTGACTACGGCGCGTGATATTTATCTGGTTCGGTACCTGGGTGTAGAGATGGTGGAAATACTTGAATCGGAAGAGACTCCGGAACGGGCAGTAAAATTACTGAAGCTCGTTCAAAATGCATTGGGACCATTGGCCATTTGGTTGGGAACGGCAGAGTTATCGATACGGTTTAGTGATTCAGGGTTTACAGTATCAAAGAGTGATGCTGCAACCGGGTTTGTTCCGGCCAGTGATACAAAAATAAGCAAGGTGGAAGAAAGCCTGGAGCGTCGTGGTTTTCAATATCTGGATGCAGTGCTTGAATATCTCGAAACGAATGCAGACCTGTTTCCGGAATGGAAAGAAAGCCGGTATTATACGCTCCGGGGTGGTAACTACATTATCACTGCTACTCAGTTTCAGGAAATCGGACTGGTGGATATCGATTACAGCCGGTTGACTTTTGAAAGCCTTAGGTCAGTAATGGGAATGATTGAACTACGGTTCGTCAAAGAACTATTGAGTGATACACTGGATACTTCTCTTCGCAGTAAATTGAACGGACTGCCTACTCCTGCAGAAATACAACTGATTGCATCCGTTCGCCGGTTCGTGGCCTGCAAAACAGCTCAGATCATAACCAGTGAAGCGAGTAAGGCTAACCGATCGGGTAGTGATGTGAAAGAATATAAACCAATTATCCGGCCATTGTATGCGGATCCGAATGATAACGGGAATTTTTTCGCTGAACAATCGGGATATTATTTCAGTAAAATACAACAGTGCCTGGTGATTTATGGTGTGGAGTTTGGAATTGTTCCCCCGGAACCGGCAATGAATTGGAATGTGTTGGAGAATAAAATTTTTAATATGGAGGGTTAACACCTCACCCCCTAACCCCCCTTTCCCAAGGGAGAGGGGGACAAGACGCAGTATCTTTTATTTATCAACTTTAAATTATTTATATGATAGTTGCAAATGTTTCCGGAAATGAAGTTCTTTATAATGAAATTACGAAACAGTGGCATTTTATAGATGGTACAATTTCAGATAAAAATAATATTCGAGGTTGTGTTCGATGTGGAAAACTACCTACTGTTGATGGTCATGATTCGTGTATTGCAAATTTACCTGGAGTTAAAAATGCTTGTTGTGGACATGGTGTAGAGGATGGATATATTCAATTTGAAAATGGATTGGTATTAAGAGGCAGATTTTCTGTAGATCAAGATATAAAAACAATATCATAATCAACCAATCATGAGAATATTACATATTGAAAATTATAACTATCCGCTTCCGGAGAGCCTGAATGAGATGACAACTGATCAGTTGATATTTCTTTCGAAGTTGGTGGATAAGGTGATTCCTATTCAGGAGGTAAAGGTGAAGATGTTGTTTTGCTGTCTGGGTGCGAAGGTGAAGCGAATGAAGAATGCAGGGTATTACCGTATCCGGATTGAAAAGTTCGTATTTGCCATGACGGTGGAACAGGTGGCTGAAGTATCCGGTGCGTTTGATTATTTGTTTACTGATCCGGATAAAGAGGGACGTTGTTTTTTTGACTGCCGGTTAACGGTGAATCCATTCCCGAAAGTGAAGTTAGGATACAGAATAATATTTGGTCCTGCCGATGCATTGACTGACATTTGCTATAACCGGTATATTTATCTGGAATCGTATCATTCGGTCATGGAGAATAAACCGGAGGCTGTATATGCTTTTTTGGGATGCTTGTTTACCGACCCGCTCGCGAAAAAGCGAACGGGTCGAAATGAGTTTGATCCGAACAATCTACGCCTGGAACTTATGCAGAAAATAAAGCCGGAGGTAGTAGTATTGATGTGTTGGTATTACCTGGGAAGTATCCGGTTTATTGCGGATAAGTTTCCACGGATATTTAGTGGTGACGGTGAAGTAAGTACCGGAAGTGCATACGATGGACAACAGAAACTTATGGACTTTATTGCCAAAGGTGATCCGGCAAAGAAGAGAATGAATAAAGAAGATAATCTATATGATATATTGTATTCGTTGGATTATATGCTGGAGAAAGAGGAAGAGAAGACAACGACCCCCAACCCCTAAAGGGGGGTAAGACAAGAGAATAGTTTGTATAGTTTGATTTTTTTCGCCCTGTACTGGTCTGTGAAGATAGGTACAGGGTCTTTTTTTTTGTTGTTAATAAATTTACATATCTTTGCAGAATAATATTTATTAACCCTATAAAATAAAATGTTTATGAAAAAAATTATGTTAGTGGCTGTAATGGTGATGTTTTATTTAAGTATTTTTTCTCAATCACCAACTGATTCGATTAAGGCTAAATTTATGTATTGCGAAATTGTAGGCACTGGAAGTTTATTTAGTACTAAAGTAAAGATTGAAATTGATTATGGTCAGGAAGTAAGTTTTTGGAATCAAGCTAATGGAAGAACATTGAAAGATGAAACGGGAAATTCTATTAAATTTAATTCAATGGTTGATGCGTTGAATTTTATGGGGACTAAAGGATGGGAGTTTGTTCAGGCATACAACGTGCTTAAATCTAATCAGGATGTATATCATTGGTTATTAAAACAAGAGATAAAAAAATAAACTTTTAATCATAAAAAACTATGATTTGGATTATCATTATCATTACTGTAGCTATGCTTTTTCTTTTTATACAATCAAAAAAACCAGTTTATACAAATGAACCAGAACCGGAACCTTATGTCCATCGTGATTTTAGAACTGAGGCTATATTGAGAAATATAGAGTATATGGGTGACCCTGCCAAAGAGGTTGGTGATTTTACTATTGATGTTAAAGGTTTATTTTATAGAACCAAGAAAGCTCAGTTACGTGCATGTGAACTTGCTGAAACAGAAATATTGTTTTTAGAAATAGACAATAGAAATCAGCATGATAAAAATGCTATAAAAGTAAAAACGTTTGATGATATTTTTATTGGATATGTAGATGAATTTTATTCAAAGAAAGTTCGTCAAATGATTGATTCTAATTTTGAAATAGATTGTTTTGTAAGTTCTGTTTCATTGGATGATATACCATATGTCTCTATGCAATTATATTATTCTGGAAATAAACAACTAATTTAAAAAATAATTGTATTTTTATTTGGTAGATAAAAAAAAGTTTCGCACTTTTGCATCGCTGAATACAATTATAGGGCTTTAGGCCCACCAAACGAGGTGGTTTTTTTATGCCAAAAAATGAAACTTATTTAAAATATGGCGATGCCATATATCGAGCCGCTTAGAACGGTAATTGCCCTATGGTGTATTCAGCAGCGATATATGAGCATCGCTTTTTTATGCTCTAAAACTAAATGCTGAATACACCAAAATGACAACAACCACCATCCGCAGGCTACGTCCTGCAAAGCCTGTCAAGGGCAAAACAGTAAGCAGTGTAGAATCACTTGCCTTTCTGCGTGAATTTTATCTGGAAGTAAAACGCGAAATCAAAAAGCGCGAAACAATTATGATGAATGGCAGTCGTACCCCTGATTGTGATTCTGTGTCTTTTCTTGGTGAGAACTTTAGCCTGACTATTGATTTTAAAGAAAAATTCAGAGTATGACAATTATCAATGGAATGGAAGTACGCGACGAATTGATCGACTTACTTAAGAACTGGGCACCTTATAACGAAGATTGTGAAAGCCATGTTGATTCGGCTATTGAAAGTCTGTTTGAATTAAATGATTATCTGATCGGTGCCCTGACAGAGGTAGTGACTGATGATATTGTACGAATGAGAGAAATCAGTAATTACCTCATTAACGTGAAATCACTCAAGGATGATTTGAAAGAATTGAACGGAATATTGAAAGTTTGTAAAATTGAAAGGAAAAAATGATGATTGAATAGTTAATCATTTATAAATATAAATTGTATATACTTGATTAACAATTGATTACATTATCTTTATATCGAAATTAAACTATAAATCTTTTAAATCAATCAAAATGGAAACAAAAATTATTTCATTTGAAGAAAACAACATTACCTTTTTACTTTCAAAAGATAATGGAATGATGATTAATGCCACCGAAATGGCAAAGATATTTGGTAAACAAGTTAATGAATTCATGTCAAATGAAAGTACAATTCTATTTGTTAAAGAAGCTTTAAATAACGGGAATTCCCGTTATATTAACATTTCAAATCAAGATGAATTGTATCGTACGAATCAAAAATCTGGAACATTTATGCACCGAATTTTAGCTTTGAAATTTGCAGCCTGGTTAAGTCCTAAATTTGAATTATGGATCTATTCCACCATTGAAAAATTACTATTCGGTAAACACGTTGACAGGGAACAATCTTTTGAAAGAACATTATCCTTACAGAAGGAATTAGATATTCTGAGAGATAAGCCGAATAAAACAGGTGCAGATTTTGAAAGATACTTAGAAATTCAAACATTGATCCGGAGAGAAAAAACAGTCAGATCGTTGCTTACAAAAGAAAGTATAAATGAAATGGCAGATTTATTCAAAGAACAAGAATGAAAAATAACTGACGATAATGAAAGGCCTTACAGCAATGTAGGGCTTTTTTTATGTCCTTTAATTGATAATCGGTAGATTATATTTTTGTATTCATAAATTGATACATAAAATTTATGGAAGAATATAATCATTTTGCATATGGCCTACAGATGGCTACGCGGTTGAAGGCGGTGAAGCATACGGACCAGGACAGGCGTTGGTATGAATGTGCTGAGAGCGATAACCTGATAAGCCTGATGCAACGACTGAGTAGTGTTACCGGTACGGTGATGATCGGGCTGGATGGTAAGAATTCGGATTTCGGGTATAATGATGCTGAGTCGCTGAGAAAGAAACCGCAATACTTTTTTATGATCCTGACCACTGCCCGGGCAGATGATTCGGCGGCTATACTTGCGGGTCAGGAAATGTGCGAAGGAATTGCCCTTCAGATACAGGCGCGCATGATGTTGGATAGCCGGAATTATGATAATGGATTGACAGGGTTTATTCCGGAATCGGTAACCATTCGCGGGATTGGTCCAATGGGAGATAATCTGTTTGGGGTGATTATGGGATTTAATGAGGAACATGGAGTGGATTATCAGATTAAGGATGAATACTGGACATAAGAACCCCCGGCCCCTAAAGGGGAGGAAGAAAAGACCAAGTTTATGAAAAAGAATATAATTTCCAATACTAATATTTCTTACTCCCCTTTAGGGGATGGGGGTAAATTATGAGGCCGGAATTAACGGATATGACCGTAAGCGACTGGATAGACGCTAAGACGGGAATGAATAACAGTGCTTTCACCAGGTTGGTGAGAACTGCTAAGGCCGGGGGTATTGAGGTCCCTTCTGTCGTAGTGGCTAACTTTAATCCACGAATTACTTTTGGATCATACTCCGGTAGTGATACAGAGGCCTACATGCGTGTAAAGGATGTGGACGCGGTGAATCTGTTTAACACAAAAGTAAAAGCGTGGGCAACAAAGGTAGAAGGCGAACTGAAACAATCGGCAGATTCACGGTTCGGGCACCGGGTGAGTGAACTGATAACAACAGAGTTTCCCCGGTTGAGCGATTCGATTAAAACAAACCTGAGATTTGACAAACAGTATAAACTTGAAACGCGGTCGGTAGGGTTCTCCATGGCACGACATGGTGTTTATCTCCATGAAGGAGCTGGACGTGGATTCGGAGGATTGACAGGAAGTAAGTGGACGGATAAGTACGGAACTTTGAAAACAACTGCTTCTGCCAGTGAGGGTAAAATGGGAACGGGATCCAGAAAAGCGGAACCATGGTTTAATGATATTATCCGGAATAACGAGGAAGAACTGGCGGATATATTAGCGGAATATAGTTTGGATCTGGTACTTAATATGAATAGTATCTTTTTGCCGGAATGAAGAACCCCCGACCCCTAAAGGGGAGGAAGAAAAGAAAACCAAGTATATGAGAATAATAGCTGCTAAAGGAGAATTTAAATTGCCAACGGGCTTTGATGCGGAGATGACACGAAATAATGTGTTGTTGACGGATACGGGCGATATGACGGCACCGATCACGCTACCGGGACTTCCGGAAAATTTGGCACTGGTGAAACATAGCAATCGGGCAGATGCGTATTATAAACCGTTGACTGACCTGGACGTGATGGTGAATGATGGACTTATGAACCGGAGTTGTAACCTGGGTATTCATTCGGCGGATGAAGAGGATGGGATATCGGCAACCATATACCTGGCAACGGGTGACTTTTATAGCCGAATTGGGAATACACGGTTGAACTGGTTGGGATGGCCAGTGTATCATCACCAGGAATGGAGCCTGCAGAATATGCATGTTCAGTATTTGATTGATATGCTGAAACTGGAATACGATACTCCAACGGATGCAGCAATATTTTCTGTTCGACCGGTTGCCACTACTCAGGACACTACCTGGATCATGCCGGTTACCGGTGAGGAAATTCCGGGACTGTTTATATTGAATGGATTTGAAAAAGTGCAACATGTACTTGATTTCAGTATTGACGGTACTGAATATTTAAATAGGTTCCAGGGTGAATTTACTCAACAAATTAAAGGAACTGATTCGGTGAATGCTATCGCGATCGGGTATGGAATGACTCCTTTTTTGAAACTCAGGTTTATGATGGACTTTATATTTGGAAAGTTTGGATATACAACTGATATGAGTTTTGTTACATCCATTATTCCTGATTATTCAAACAGAATTGTATGCCTGAATAATGTAGCAGATGCTATCTATAGCGGTTCGTTGGATTTTAAACAGTTGGTACCCGACGTGACTATCAAGGAATTTATAACTCAGATAGAAAAGTTTCTGGGCGGTAAATTCGTGATTAATGAAGTTACCAAAATTGCTACATTTTATCGGTTTGAAAAACAGCTTACCGAAGTGCCCGAGATAGACCTGACCAAGTACTTATCTTCTAAACCAAAATTAGGGAGTACGGAATTTACCACCATAAAGATTAATGATAGTGCTGACAGTTCTACCACTTCCAGCGATACTCAGGAAAGCGCTACAACCATTGATTTTGATTTTGTAAAAGAAGTATTGATTAAGGATTGGTACCTAAATACGGACAATGAACGGGTTGATTGCGTGATTGGAATGGTGACTGTTGACGGGGTTATTAATGTGAAAAGTCAGATTGTGGTACCCGACAAAACGATAACTACCGAAAAACCTGCGACCTCAAGTTTGATACAATTAATGAATGTTGCAAACGGATGGGAGACTAAAGGTGTAGGTGATGCTCAAAATCATATCTGGTACATGAATTTTAAACGGAGTTTCAGACTATTTACCGGAATGGGAGTATCGACCAAGGAAACTGTTGACAGTTTTTATATGGCATATAAGGATTTTAGAAAAAACAGCAATATCCCTCAAACGGCAGAAATGAATATTCCGACACCTGTATTGGATAATTTGATTCTTCCCGCTCCTGTGTTGTTGAACAATCAACCGGTAATGATTGAGAGTATAAAGTATTCAATGGGAAAGAGGGATAAACAAACGGTTGGTGTGAGGACGTTGAGACCTTTTTTTGAAAGAACCCCTAACCCCTAAAGGGGGATAAGACCAAGTATAGTTTTTGTCCTTTACATTGAAATTAAGAATTTATATTTTTACATCATGATTTTAAAGCAGCAACATAATACACCGGTGACGGCTCCGCAATTTGATAATATGACGGGGGCGTTGTTGAAGTATCGCAATTTCCGGGATGATCAGATTATCGGAATGGCTGATTTTTTGAAATTTGTAACAATGCCGAGTTCTGATAGGGATGAGTTTCTGAATTTATTTGTGGGAGAAGTGGTAGTGAGAAATAATATGTATGTGAAGGTGGTTTATAGATAAAGAAAGAACCCCAAGCCCCTAAAGGGGATGTGAAGACGCAGTATCTGATTTTTTGGATAAATAGTAAATAATTAAATAGTAAATATCTTAATGGGATCGAACGATACATTGAATTACCTGGCGGGAAATCCGATACTGATAAATATATTTACCGGGGTGAATGCTTCGGGTAGATATCGTATTTATTCGGGTATCAATTATACTGATTTGATCTATGATGGATGTGTATTTTCGATATCCGGAACGGCAACGATCGATGTATCAGAATTATTTAAATCTATGCAAATGAATGCCGGGGTAACGATTGGTAAGATGGTGACTGTGGATGGAAATGGTGTGGAATATGTGGATACCAATAACAACGGGAATAGTACGAAACTGTTTAAATTTAAAGTTTTTGGAGGAGGTATCAGTAAGGCGTTACAACGTAAACTAACAGCATTGAATACGGATATTTTTGCATACAAATTGAAAGTAAGTAATAAGAACTTCTTTTTGACAACTCGTACCAATGGACCAGTGATATCCATTCCGGAAGATGAATTATTACCACTTTATTATTATGCTCCTACCGGAAAGTTTTATGTAACCGCGGATGGGATCACACTCGAGACTCATGATTTCACTGTATTGCCTCACTTGATTGGTGAAGATCTACAAGGGGGTAAGATAACCTATATTTATGGAATTGATAAATTTATTGTTGCTTATAAACTGCCTGATTCAACCTGGGATGCTGCTATTGCTGCCTGTGATGCATTGAGTAACGCAGGATATAATGACTGGAGACTTCCAACGCTGGACGAGTTGGAATTATTTGTTCTAAATGCGTTTAATGTAGGATTAGCATATGGACTTGATATGTGGAGCTCGACAGTAATGCCAGGAGATGCAACCCACGCCAGAACAGTTCGGTTCAGTCAGGGTGGAAATACCGGTAACCCCTTAAAGTCAGAAATCAATACAGTTTGGGCTATAAGGGATGTAGAAATTCGAGATTCGGCTGAGAGTTTGCAGAGTATTGATTTTGCAGCATTGCGATCGGAACTGGTAACTTCAGACAATAAACTGGTGAGTGTATTTGATATTACGACCGATACAAGTTATTCCTGTTCGGTTATGATTATTGAAAGTCAGAAGCGGACGGAGTACTTTGTAAAATTCCGGAACTCCTGGGGAAGTTGGGAGAAAATTGCCCTTCAGGGAGATGTCAGTTTTACCCCGGCATTTAGTGAAGTTACTCAGGTAGCAGAATGGGACACGGTGGTGAATGATTTTGTAACGAAGAATAAAAGGAAGGAAGTACTGAATTCATTTAATGCAGGTGTGGGGTATCGATCGGAAGCGGAACGGCTATTCGTGATTGATATGATGATAAGCGAAACAGTAATATTGATTGCTAACGGACTTGAATATCCGGTGAATGTGAGCGGTGAACTTCCGACCCTGGTAAGTACTACAGGAGTTCCGACGGATGTGACCTTGAAAATTGATTTTGTGGATAAGGAAACGAATTTTAGTGACCTTACGATAGAGAGTGAATATGAAGTATTGGCGACAATGACTTTGGAAGATATAACGAGTGGTGAAGCGGATATAATAGTATAAAGAACCCCTAACCCCTAAAGGGGGATAATATAAGATAATATGGAAGGCGATAAAAAAAGATTTTCGGAGGATTTTGAGCATTGGATACAAACTATTGCTAACGGTACCAGGTTGATGATTGAAGATCCAGTCAGCGGCGTGGAATATTGGGTAACTCGTGAACAAATCT